ATTGTGCGTGGGACTTAGCTATCGGACAAAGAGACAGGAACGACTATTCTGTTGGTATTGTAGTTGGGATCGATGAGTATGATAATATGTTCGTAGTTGACCTCGTTCGGGGTAAGTACGATGGTTATGAACTTGTAGAAAAAATATTAGATTTATATGAACAATGGAGACCTGGTATTGTTGGTATTGAGAGAGGCCATATTGAGATGGCTATCGGGCCATTCTTAGAAAAACGTGTAGCAGAACGTAGACTCCATTCTGCATATTTTAAAGATTTAAAAGTAGGAAGACGTGACAAAGAAGCGAGAGCTAGAGCTATTCAAGGTAGAATGCAACAAGGAAGAGTTTATTTTCCCGCAGATTCTGTTTGGACAGGTACCATGGTTGCTGAACTTTTGCGTTTTCCTAACGGCGTGCATGATGACCAAGTTGATGCACTGGCCTGGGTTGGATTAATGATCATGGAGTATGCTACATTTTATGAAGCACCAGAGCATGTACCTTCTTGGAGAGATAGGTTAGAATTGATAGCAAAGGGGCCGAAAAAGAAATCGGCAATGAGTGCGTAGATGGTGTACAAGACTAAAAAACCAAAGAAGAATTTAACTAAAGCTGAAGAACTTACTTTAGCAAAAACTCAGTTTAACGCATATGTACGTGCTAGAGACAATGGCCATGAAGATTACATCCACATGGCAAAAAAATGCGATGCATACTACAGAGGAGAACAGTGGGATGATTTTGATATGCAGCAACTTGATGATCAAGGCAGGCCCGCTCTAACAATTAATACAATCTTACCTACAATCAATGCTGTTCTAGCAGAACAAAGCACAAAAAAAGCAGACATACAATTTAAACCAAGAGGAGGCGGGAACCAAGAAATTGCAGACGTTCTTACTCAAGTTTATGCTCAAATAGCCGATAATAATAAATTAGATTGGATAGAGGCCCAAGTATTTTCAGACGGTTTAATTCAAGATCGTGGTTATTTTGATGTACGTATAGATTTTGATGACCATGTAAATGGCGAAATCAAAATTGAAGCAAAAGACCCATTAGATGTTCTTATAGACCCAGATGCAAAACATTACGACCCAAGAACATGGAACGAAATTTTTGAAACTAAGTGGATGAGCATAGACGAAATAGAAGAAACTTATGGTCAGGCTAAAGCAGATAAACTTAGGTTTTTAGCAGAGACAGGTACTACTCTAGGTGCTGACTCAATGGAGTTTGAAGAGTCTAGATATGGAGATACAGATGAGTATAATTACGGACAGCAATATCCTGGAGATCCAGAAAATGCACGAATGCTTCGTTCTATTCGTGTAATAGAAAGACAATACTACAAGCTAGATGATTGTATGTATTACGTCGACCCAGTTACAGGAGACAAAAGAAAAATACCAAACGCTTGGGGTAAGAAAAAAAGAGAAGAATTTGCAGATACTTATGGTTTAGGAATTATCTCTAAAAAAATGCGACGCGTCCGTTGGACGGTGACCGCGGATACCGTAGTGTTGTTCGATGATTATTCTCCGTACGACCATTTTACAATTGTTCCTTACTTTCCATATTTTAGACGTGGTAAACCTTTTGGTATGGTGCGTAATTTATTATCTCCTCAAGAACAACTTAACAAAATAACTTCTCAAGAACTGCACATTGTTAACACGACTGCAAATAGTGGGTGGATTGTAGAGTCTGGTTCTTTGTCTGGTATGACCGCAGACGATTTAGAAGAACATGGGGCTGAGACAGGGTTAGTTTTAGAGTACAACAGAGGCTCTACTCCACCCGGTAAAATACCACCTAACCAAATACCCACTGGTTTAGATAGGCTAGGTCAAAAAGCTGCAAGAAATATAAAAGAAATAAGTGGTATAACAGACGCTATGCTCGGTATGGACAGCCCAGAAGTTTCTGGTGTAGCGATTCAAGCTAAACAAGGTAGAGGTTCTTTGTTGTTACAAGTACCATTAGATAATTTAGCTAAAACTAGACAGTATTTAGCTGAAAAAATATTACAGATGGTACAAACTTATTATACAGAAGAACGTATTATACAAGTTACTGACAATGAAGATCCATATAAACCTAGAAACAAGTTACGTGTCAATGAGATGAGCCCAGAAGGAGTTATCATAAATGATTTAACTTTAGGAGAATACGACGTTATAGTTGGCACAGCTCCTGCTAGAGATAATTTTGATGAAATGCAGTTTGCTGAAGCTATTGAGCTTAGAAATGCTGGGGTGCCAATTCCAAATGATATGATAGTAGAGTATTCGCATTTGTCGCGTAAAGCTGATATAGCAGAAAGAATTAGACGACAAGAAGGCACTGCTCCTCCTACAGAAGAACAGTTACAATTGCAACAATTCCAAATGGAGTCACAAATCAGAAGCACGCAGCTTGAAATAGCTAAATTAGAAGCTGAAGTTACAAGATTACAAACTGAGGCTGCTCTAAATGTAGCAAAAACAGAACAAGCTGAGGCTGATCCACAGTTGAAGGTTGCTGAATTACAAAGTAAAATTCAAACAAAACGTGAGGAATTAGACTTACGTGAACGTTTATCACAAATGACGAATGATATGAGAAAAGATCAATCTGATACTGCAGCTGCTATAAAATTAGCTGCTGCTGCCGTAAAACCTACAGGAGGTAATTAAAAATGGCTAAAAATAAAAAAACTGAAACATCAACAGACGATAAAGTAATGTTTGATGGCATACCAGGGGCTGATAAAAAAACAGCAGAGGACGCAGAAGGGTTTAAAGTAGATTTAAACTTTGAAGAAGAACCTAAGACAGACGAAGAAGAAATAGAATTTCCAAAGGAGGCGGAAGTTGAAGAAGTTGAAGAGCTTAAAGCTGAAGAAGAACCATCAGAAGAAGTTGAAGAGGCAGAAGAAACAGAAGAGCCTGAGGCTGAAACTGAAGTTGCAGAAGACACAGGAGAAGAGACAGTATTGGCAGAGGATGACTCAGATACACAACAAGTTGAAGAGCGCATACCGGAAACAACTGATGAACCAAAAGAGCCTATGATTCCAAAATCTAGGTTTGATGAAGTTCTTGCAAAACAAAAAGCTTTGGCTAAAAAGTTAGAGGAAGCTACAAACCCAATCAATACAGTAGAAGGAGAGCCTGAGTATGATTTTGATGCAAAAGAAATAGAATACCAAGAACATATTTTAAACGGTAGAACTGAAGATGCAGCAAAGTTAAGAGCTGAAATTAGAACTGCAGAACGTCAATCTATGATGTTTGAAGTACAAAATAGAATGGGCAAAACTGTTCAAGAAAGCACGGAAATGTCCGCTTTGCAAGCTAAAGCTGCAGAATTAGCTACTACTTTTCCTATTTTAGATGAGTCTCATGCAGAGTTTGATCAAGTGAAAACTCAAGAAGTTTTAGATTTAAGAGACGCTTTTATGGTACAAGGTTTTTCAGGAGCAGATGCTTTAGATAAAGCTGCAAAATATATTATGGGGCCTGTTGCAACACCGGAACCTAAAAAAGATGTAGTTGGTGAAAAAATAGTAGAAAAGAAAAAAGTAGCCAACACAACTAAAAAAATAGAAGCTGCTGAATCTCAACCTCCTACTTTAAAAGGTAAGAATAAAGTTGAGAAAAAAATAGATTTAGATTTATTATCCTCAGAAGAATTTGATGCATTGCCCGCAGAAACTTTAAAAAGAATGCGTGGCGATTTCGGATAAACTGTGGTATAAATTAAATAAGTTCGCACGTAAGAGCGATATCTTACCAGGGTCGTTCCTGTAAAAAATCGTTTTTCGCTTGTTAGAGCGTAAAACTAACCGGAATCGTAATCCGCAAACAACGAGAGCGTCCCCCCTACGATAGTGGGTATACGGATAGGTAGTCGCTCCAAAAGACGACTGGTTTTAACAACTCTTGATAAGGAGAATAATTATGGCAAATACTAACTTTGCCGCGTTGACCAGTGAACAATTAACTATCTGGTCGCGTGATTTTTGGCGTGTCGCTAGAAATATGTCCTTCATCAACCAATTCGCGGGTAGCGGATCCAATGCTATGGTTCAGACTATATCTGAACTTACTCAATCAGAAAAAGGAGCTAGAGCTGTACTAACACTTTTAGCCGATATGACTGGTGATGGTATCGTTGGAGACAATACTTTAGAAGGTAATGAAGAGTCATTAAGAGCTTTCGACATTGTTGTACAACTTGATCAACTAAGATTTGCGAACAGACTTTCAGGTAGAATGAATGATCAAAAATCAGTTGTGAACTTTAGGGAACATTCTAGAGATGCACTTGCTTACGCAATGGCTGACAGAATGGACCAATTAGCATTCTTAACTCTAAGTGGTATTGCTTACACACTTAAGAATAACGGTGCATTAAGACCTGTTCAAAATTCTGGACAGAACCTTGGTGATCTTGCATTCTCAGGTGATGTAACTGCTCCTACCTCAAATAGACATAGAAGATTTGATGCTACCAATGGTATCGTAGCTGGTGATGTCACTGCAATTGCTGCAGCTGATAAGCTAAGCTATAGCGCTATTGTTGATCTAAAAGCTTATGCAAAAGATCAGTACATCAGAGGTCTAAGAGGCGCGGGTAATGATGAGACATTCCATCTCTTTGTAACACCACAAGTTATGGCTGACCTAAAACTTGATTCAGACTTCCTTGCTAACGTAAGACAAGCTGGTATCAGAGGGCCTCAGTCTAGCTTATTCTCTGGTTCATCAAGCTTAATGGTTGATGGAATCATGGTACATGAGTTCAGACATGTGTTTAACACATCTGGTGCTACATCCGGTACATCATCAAATGCTGGTGCTGCTGGTTATAAAGGTGGAGCTAACGCAGACGTAGACTACTCAAGATGTCTATTCTGTGGTGCTCAATCATTAGCAATGGCTGATATTGGTATTCCTGAAATAGTTGAAGATACATTTGACTATGGAAACCAAAACGGTATTTCAATTGGGAAAATATTCGGACTCAAGAAGCCTAAGTACAACTCTGACCACACAGGTCAAGTTGAAGACTTTGGTGTTATTGCGTTAGATGTTGCATTCTAATTGTGGTATATTTTATGGGTGGCTAATTGAAGCCACCCATATTTAAAGGAGTAAAATTATGTGGATAGTTTCAAATGACGATATAACAGTAGCCTCTACTTGGGGAGCTACTATACATTTAAAAGCTGGAGAGCCAAGACAAGTCGGTAAAGATTTAGGTTTATTATGTTTACAAGAGGGTTGCACAGAAGTGCAAGAGTCAGATGTACCAGCAATGGAGCCTGCTCCAGTGGAGGAGGTTGTGATAGAAGATATGCCGGGGGTTGAAGTTGTAGAATCGACTACTTCACCAGATTTAAAAAGCATGACAAAAGTAGAATTAGAACAATATGGGCGTACTATAGGTATAGAACTTGATAGAAGAAAGAAAAAAGAAACTTTAATTCAAGAACTAGAAGCTGCGCAATAAGATAGGATGAGCTGTGGCAGGGACACTTACAGGCGCTAATATAATTACAAGAGTACAAGATACTTTACAAGATACTACTAGTGTTAGGTGGTCCGAAGCAGAGCTTCTTAGGTATATAAACGATGCTCAAAGAGAGATTGTAAATTTTAGGCCTGAAGCATCTGCAGATCACGCTAACGTTCAATTAGTCGCTGGGACAGAACAAACTATACCAGACGTCGGTTTGCGGTTAATAAAAGTAGTTCGTAATATGTCAGCAACTGGTTCAAGTGCAACTGGCAAAAGAACAATTAGATTAGTAAGTTCTGATATTTTAAATGCGCAAGATCCAGACTGGCATGATCCTAGTGCAACCGGGTCTTCTGCTCATGGTACTGTTGTTAAAAATTACATTTTTGATGAAGATGATCCAAGAAAATATTACGTGTACCCAGGTATATCTGGAAATGCGTACGTAGAAATTGTTTTTTCTAGAACTCCTACAGATTTAAGTAGCACTTCTTCTACAATTTACATTGATGACATCTATGGTAACGCTATTGTAGATTACGTTTTGTTTAGAGCTTATTTAAAAGATGCAGAATATGCAGCTAATTCGCAGAGAGCAGGTACTCATTATCAGCTTTTTGCAGCTAGTTTAGGACAAGGAGCACAAGCTCAAACTTTATTAGACCCTAACATAGATCCTGTGGCGAATATGCCAGGTGCAGTAATGGGAGGTAATTAAATATGGCTTCTTATACGTCTCTTGTTAAAGAAATACTACCTTATGTACCTATGTGCCCCGACGCTTTGGTAGAACAACACCTAAGAGCAGCCACTATAGAATTTTGTGAAAGGTCAAAAGCTTATATTTTAGATATGGACCCTTTTAACACCATATCAGGTGTTTATGAATATGATTTTGACATACCAGTAGCCACTGAAGTGCACCAAGTTTTATATATGACGCATGATGGCAACGATATGGATCCAATAAGTCCACGTAGCTTAGAGTTAAAC